TATTCGTCCGTCAGTCCTTGACTCTCAAAGACTACGTACACCAATCGTATCTATGGCAACATACACAGAGCATAAGATCAAAGCTGCACTAGGTAGCGATGAGTCAAAGCTCTACGTAACTGCTGCGGATGATTTCGCTGGAAATCCAGCGTTTAACCCTACTCAGTATCTACAAGAGTTTGTAACTAATACTCGTTTTGGTACACCTGCGATCGATGCTTGTTCACAGGGAGTTTTGCCAGCACAGGGTATGACAATTAACGTCCCATCACTTGTTACAGCTGCGGGCGGCGGTACAGGCGTAGCACCTACTGTTACAGTAGAGGCAGAAAACGGCGCAGTATCGAATACAGATATGCAGAGCGCGTATCTAACTGGCACAGTTCAGAAGTACTCAGGTATGGGTACTATCTCGATCGAACTTCTAGAGCGTTCAGATCCAAACTTCTATGCAGAGCTAACACAACAGCTACAAAATGCGTATTTAACTACTATTGATACAGCCGTAGTAAATGCTCTACTAACAGCTAGTACAGGCTCAACACCTACAACAGCTGATAGCGATGGAGTTATTGCTTTTACTTCACAAGCTGCAGCAGCGATTTACAAAAACACAGGTTACTTTGCTCAGAATTACGTAGGAAATGCCGCACAATGGCAGCTACTAATGGGCGCAACAGATACCACAAAGAGACCAATTTACAATGCCATCCAACCGATGAACGCGGCGGGACAGGTAGGCCCTCAGTCTATTCGCGGTAACGTACTAGGCCTTGATCTATACGTAGACAAGAACTTTACAGAAACCACAGTAGACGACTCATCTGCGTTAATTTTGGCACCTGAGGCGTTTACGGTTTACCGCAGCCCACAGGCTTATATGTCAGTAAACGTAGTATCGAACCTACAAGTACAGGTAGCGATTTACGGCTTTATGGCAACTATCGCAAAAATGCCTAACGGTATCGTTCGTTACCTAAAGGCATAAGCAAAAAACCTAATAGTCGGTAGGGCTCTTAGCCCTTTGAGCCCTACCGGCCTCTTTTAAGATGGGAGTAAATAAGTGCCAGCTACATACGTCACCGAGGCGGAGTTACGCGCTAACCTTGGTATCGAAAACTTATACAGCTCTGCCATCGTCGAGGAAGTTTGCCAAACTGCTCAAGATTTACTTAATCAGTTTTTATGGTTTGCCTCTGCTCCGGTAGTGGGCGTAACGCTACAAAATAATGTAATTACCGCGATGGTTGCTAACCCTATGATCTTTACTACGGGTCAGTCTGTAACCTTGAGTGGATGCGGCTCAACCTTTAACGGTACTTACACGATCACGGGTACGATCCCTTGGTCAGCTGGTACATCCTCCCAGCTACCGTCTATCGTGTGGAATAACACTTATTTTAATTGGCCTAATGGCTATAGCTTTATTCAGTTTGCTAAGACCGCCGCTAACGTCAATTTTCAGCGCGTATTACCGTATGGCCAAGCCATAGGAGCAGACACAAAGACAAACAGCTACGCAACTACCCCGGCCGTACGCGAGGCCGCGATGATCTTAGCCGTAGACATTTTTCAGGCCCGGCAGGTCAGTCAGACCGGCGGCGTATCGATCGATGGATTTAGTCCAAGCCCTTACCGTATGGGTAACGCGATGATCGGCAAAATTCGCGGGCTCATCGCTGGCTACCAAAATCCGAATTCTATGGTGGGCTAAATGCCTGCAGCGATTACCACACTACGAGCAACAGTAGCCCAAGCCTTAGCTAATGCTAACGTTTGGAATACTTACAGTTTTCCACCGCCAACTATTACCGCTAATAGCGTAATCGTTGCTCCGGCTAGCGATTACATCACACCAAGCAATAACACTAATGCAGGTATTTCACCATTAGCCAACCTGCAGATTATTATGACGGTGCCAATGCTGGATAATCACGGGAACCTCAACGGGATCGAAACTTTAGCGGTAGCAGTATTTAATAAACTGGCTGCCTCTAATATCGTAATGAATATTGGCAGTATGTCCGCACCTACGGTACTAGACGTGCCTAGCGGTACGTTACTTACGGCCAGTTTTAATATATCAATTCTCACGAGCTGGAGCTAACAAATGCCATACACAGAGGATGACTTAAAGTTTTTGCGAAAGATCGGGCAGATCGTAGATGAAACTGAACCGGTTAAAGTAGCAAAAGCAAAGCCAACACCAACACCTACTACAGAGAGCGAGGAATAGGCTAATGGCCGTATTCTTATCAAATGGAGTGGTCGTAACCCTTAACTCGGTAGACCTCTCAGATCACGTAACAAGCGCGACGATCAATCGCGTATTTGAAGAGCTGGAAATTTCTGCGATGGGCGATACTGCCAGGAAATTTACAAAAGGTTTGGAAACTAGCACGATTACGCTGGACTTCCTAAACGACAATGGAGCATCCGGCGCAGGAGCGGTAAGAGCTGCACTGCAAGCCGCTTGGGGTACTACGGTACCAATTACTCTTAAGCAGACTAGCGCCGCAATTTCAACTACCAATCCTGAATATCAGACTACGATTTTGGTCAATAACACGACCGACATTAACGGTGCCGTCGGGGATATCAGCAGCCAGAGCATTACATTTACCTGTAACTCTCCTATCGTCGTAGACGTAACACCATAACAAACTAGAAAAGGGGCAATCAAATGGCACGACTCAAAATAACAAGGGCTACCGGAGAAGTAACAGAGCACCAAATTACTCCTCGGATCGAGTACGCCTTTGAGCTATATGCAAAAAAAGGTTTTCACAAAGCCTTTAGAGATGACGAAAAGCAGACTGATCTGTTTTATCTTTCTTGGGAGTGCCTACGCGCTCACGGAGAAACCGTAAAACCTTTTGGCCTTGATTTTCTAGATACTTTAGTAAAGGTCGAGGTCTTAGACGACGAACCTTTAAGCTAGGGCGGGATTCCTTTACCTATCAGGTAGCGCAACTATCTATACGGTTAGGAATTCCGCCTCAAGCGGTACTCGACCTCGATGCCGAAATGTACAAAATGTTAATAAAAGTATTAAACGATGAAGCGGAGGAGGCCTTAAATGCCAGTCGCAATAAAAGGCGTACGCGAAACGGTTAAGGCACTCCGTAGACTTGATCCTGAAATGCTTAAAGAGATGAACGCAGAAGTACGTGCGGCGATGGTGCCGATTCGTGATAAAGCTCGCGGATTCGCTCCATCTCCTCAACCGGATAACCTTTATAACTGGAACGAAAACACAGTAGGCCGAAAGATTACGGCTCGTAACTCAATGTTTAGAACCTTTAACACCGAAGGCCGTGTACGTTTATTCCCACTTTATGATGTAGAGACAGTTAAAAAAGGAATTTACTATTCTCAGGCTCCTAGCAAAAAGAACCGTAACGGCTGGCAAGCTCTTTACTATGTAGCTAATAAGTCTGCAGCTGGAGCCATTTATGAGACTGCAGGCCGAGCCGAGGTACCATCACGTAAGGGATATCGATCTAATAACCCGGGTGCCGGTGAGCATTTTGTAAACCGTATGGGGCCACTCTACGGAGACAAGCGTGCCGAACGCGGTCGTATGATTTATCGCGCTTGGAAAGAGGACGAAGGCAAAGCCCAAGATGCCGTTTATCGAGCTATTGAAAAAACCGTAGATAACTTTAATAATGGCCGCTATGGCTTGAGTACCTACGGGCTGGCTGCATAATGGCTAACGTACCTAATTTAATTGTATCGGCAGTAGCCGAGTGGAACGGTAAAGCTCTTACTAAAGGATCTAGTCAGATTGGTAAGTTTGAGAAAACCGTAAAGGGATTGGGTCGTACCCTTGGCGTTACCTTTAGTGCCGCTGCTATTTTGGGTTATTCAAAAAAAGCGGTAGCAGCTTACGGCGAACAAATTGCAGAGGCTAAGCGCCTCGATACCGCTTTACGTAACCTAGGCTTTAATTTTGCCACGGCTGAGGCCGAGGGCTATATCGATAGTATCGAAAAAGCAACAGGGGTTAATCGAGATCAGCTGCAACCCTCATTTATTCAGCTGGCACAAACGACACGCTCCACCACAATAGCTCAATCGATGCTCAATACTGCCCTTGATATTTCAGCGGGTACGGGTATGGATTTAGCCGGAGCTACAAAAATCCTAAGCCAAGCATACGTAGGTAACTTAAAAGGACTTAAGCAACTCAATCTAGGCTTAACAAATGCTGAACTGGCCACTAAGTCATACCTAGAAATTGAAAAATTAATTGCCGCTCAATACGCGGGACAATCTAAAAACGCCGCAGATTCTTATCAAGGCTCACTCAATCGGCTTAAAATCGCGGCGGAGGAAGCAAGCGAGCAGATAGGCCAATCACTCGTAGCATCTCTTAGCACATCATCCGGCGGTATGGATAAACTGATCGAGAAGGTCGATGGTGCGGCAGATTCAATCTCTGGACTTATTACTAACATAGCCGTATTAGCTAAAGATTTAGGCAATTTATTTTCGGGTTTACCTGGCGCGGGAGTATTGGACAATATAAGCCGAGCGGTACAAAATCGTTTAGGTAAATTATCGATTGGTAACTTACGTACTCAAGTAGATAAATTACTTGGCCGCCAAGGCGGTTTTCCTCAGGGCGTACCTAGGGATCTACAGAATTTACAGGCTAACGCGGAAAAGGCTAAGGCAGATAAAGCAGCTGCCCAACGCCAAAAAGAGTTAATTGCCTTACAGAAAAAAGCCCAATTAGCAGAAAAAAATAAACTTTCGTTATCTAAAGCCGCTGCCGTTTTTGACACTACCCGTATCTCTATAGCCGCCGCATTACAGGCTACCTACGATAAAGAGACACGTTTGCGCCTCGAGGCCCTTATGGCTATCGAGGAGGAAAACGGCGAATTAGCGATTGAAAAGATAAATCAAATAGCCGCATTTCAGAAAAAAGCAGATTTTGAAAAGTTATCGGGTGTAAAAGAAATTGGCGAGGCAACCCTTTTATCTATTAACACTCAGTTACTTACTGAACTTGCCGCTATTAACAAATCTAAAATGGCCGAAGCTGATAAAGAGTTAGCGCGTGAAGAGGCCTTTAAGAAATATAACGCTGCTATTACTGCCGCTGGAGATCTAGCAGCTAAAAACAGTTATTCCGAGCGTATACAGATCCAATTAACAGAAATAGAAAAATTAGCATCCTTAAGTAAAACTTCAAATGCTCAATTAACTTTAATTAAACTTTCCGAAGCAGAAGAATTAGCAAGCATAAAGGCTACGCTCGCAGCTGAGTTAAAAGCAATCGCAGATTCTAAAGCCTCTGAAAGTGATAAAGCTATAGCTCGAGAGGCTGCTTTGAAAAAATATGGAGAAGCTCTAAAATCTATAAATAGTGATGAAATAAATTCTCTTGTATCCATCGATGCGGCGTATAAAAAATCTTATGATTTTAAGCTGCAACAGGAGCAATATCTAACGGCCGTACGTCTAGCAGGGGTTAAATCCGTACAGGATGCCGAAAATGATTCTTTGAGTGCAAAATTACGCGGCTTTTCTACGACGGCTTTAGGCTTAGCCAATCTTGCTAACGCCGAAAGACAAATTGCTATAAGTAGGTTAGCGAGTGATATCGGCACTGCATCTATGATTCAGGGTATACAGGCCGGTTTAACTCCGGCTCAGGCCGCCGTAGGAGCGCGTTATGCAGCTCAATCGGCTTATAACTATTACATACAAATTACCGCCGGTATTGGAGATCCTGAGGCTATCGCTCGGGAAATCGAGGCTATTCTCAACCAATCCGGCTACAGAGGTACATCAACTAATCGTAATACAGGGTTGTACATAGAGTGAGTACGTGGCTACCCGAGTGGAAAATTATCGTAGGCACTACCGTCTACGACACCGTTTTAAGCGTAACTATGCAGACTGGTCGCGATGATATCGATCTTCAATGCAACGCCGGATATGCCCGTATGGAGATCATTAACGTAAATAACACGGCCTTTGATATTGATGTAACCGATAGCCTAACTCTTGAACTCAAGAATAGCGCCGGGGTTTATGTGCCCGTATTCGGCGGCGAGGTATCGGATTTTGGCATTTCCGTTCGTTCGCCTGAGGAAACCGGCTTTATAACAATCGGTAATATTCTAGCCGTTGGATCCTTGGCAAAATTGACTAAGGCGCTTTTCCCGGATGCTTTGCCTAAAACCGAGGACGGCAATCAAATATTTGACATACTTAACGAGCTACTCATTAACTCTTGGTTTGAGGTAGCCCCGGCTTTACAATGGTATAACTATGACCCTACGACCACGTGGGCCAATGCTGAAAACGTGGGCCTTGGCGAAATCGATCAGCCGGGCCTATACGAGATGATTAACCGAGCAGCCGATCCTTTTAGCAGCTATAACTTATGCGCTCAAATTGCACAAAGCGCACTAGGAAATATCTATGAGGACAAAGAGGGCCGGGTTTGTTATGCCGATGCCGATCACCGTACGGTCTACCTAAATGCCAACGGCTATACGACTTTATCGGCTAACTACGCGATACCGGCAACCGTAAAATCTATCTTACAAATAGGCAAGATTCGTAACTCCCTTGTATTTAACTACGGCAACAATTACGCCAATCAAGCTACGGCCCTTGATGCCGACTCTATTGCTAACTATGGCCGTTATCAACGCAGCGTAAGTAGCAACCTGCATAACTTAAGCGATGTAAACGATGTTATGGATCGTGAGCTAGGGCTGCGGGCTATTCCACGCGAGCAATTACAGAGCATTACCTTTAGACTAGATAACACACAATTACCCGATGCAGAGCGTGACAAGCTTATCGATGTATTTTTTGGTCAGCCCATAGTGCTTAACGATTTACCTATCAATATGTTTAACGGCTCCTTTAATGGCTTTGTTGAGGGCTTTGCGATCAGGGCTACTCCTCAGTTTGTAGACCTAACCCTTACCTTAAGTCCTACAGATTTCTCACTAGTCGCGCCACAATGGGACACAGTAAGCCCGCCTAGCCTGATTTGGACAGGTGTAAACGCTACACTTGAGTGGGAGAACGCATATGGAGGTTTAACATAATGGCAACAGTAACGCCTAATTTTAATTGGCCGGTACCTACATCGACCGACTTAGTAAAAGATGGAGCTACGGCTATCGAAGCCCTAGGCGATTCCATCGATGCGAGTCTGCTCGATCTTAAAGGTGGCACTACAGGTCAGGTATTGAGTAAAACTACTAATACTGATATGGACTTTACTTGGGTTACTACGGATGATGCTAACGCTATCCAAAACTCTATTGTGGATGCAAAAGGCGATCTCATCGCGGCAAGCGCAAACGATACTCCGGCTCGCTTAGCAGTAGGCGCAAACGGCGAGACACTCGTAGCAGATAGTTCCACTTCAACAGGTTTGCGCTATCAGTCAGGCTATAACGGCAACGCCATCATCAATGGTGGTTTTGACATTTGGCAGCGCGGTACAAGTTTTACTGCAACTGCAACGGCTTACACTGCCGATAGATGGAACGGATTTAGAATTCCAGCAGGTGCAACTATTAGCCGACAAGTAACAGGCGATACGACTAATCTGCCATTTATTCAATACTGCGCTAGGGCGCAGCGCAACAGCGGCAACACCGATGTAAATGTTATCGGTCTTTTTTATTCAGCAGAGACGGCAGACTCATTGAGATTTGCTGGTCGTACTGTAACTCTTAGTTTCTATGCCAGAGCAGGTGCAAACTTTTCTGCTGCATCATCTAACTTAGCAGTAGAGTTTTCACAAGGTTTTGGTACAGATCAAAATGTTATTGTGGGCGGTTTTACAGGTAAAACTAACATTGCAAGTGGCAATGCAGTATTAACAACAACTTGGCAGCGTTTTACATTTACTGGAACAATGTCATCAACTGCGACACAAATTGGAATACAGACATACTTCACTCCTGTCGGTACTGCTGGGGCAGCAGACTATTACGAACTGACTGGGGTTCAAGTAGAACTTGGTTCAGTACCTACAACTTTTAAGCGTAGCAATGGTTCAGGCGGAACAATCCAAGGAGAACTTGCCGCTTGCCAAAGGTATTACTGGCGCAATACTGCCGATAATGCTTATGATGGCGTTGTCAATGGAGGTATTGGCTTCTCAACCACACAGGCATTTTTTACAATGACAAATCCTGTAACAATGAGAAGCCAGCCAACTTCGATAGATTATTCAACCACTTATTCACTTTACCGCTTGACAGAGTTTGTTAATGAAATCCAACCTACTGCTATCTCTTTAGATAGCACCACAGATCAATATCTTTCAGTTATCAGTTTTACAACGGCTGGTTCATTGACACAATTCAGACCATACATTGTTCGCGCTTCATCAACTACTGGTGGGGCTTACATCGGAATAAGTGCGGAGTTATAAAATGCCAATCAAGGAAATTACAGTTACAGACTCACGCGGCATTGAGGTCGTATTCATTGAAATAAGCGACTCAAATGGCAACGCAACGGCTATGCCTAAGGAGTTATACGATAAGCAACAGGCGGAACAATCCACACCGAGCGTTACTAGTGGAGACTAGCTATAACGGCTATCCGGCCTCTAAAGATCCGGAAGCAATTAAAATAAAGTCCTATCCTGTAAAGGGTACGGATCGTAAGCTAAGGTGTGCTGAGAGTGTGGGCCCACTTTTGGCCGCCTTTGCTGCGGAGTTTCACGAGCTGATCGAGCCAATCGATGAGGGCACGTTTGACGATTGGGCTTATGCGTACAGGATGGTGAGAGGCAACCCTACAAAATTATCCTGCCACTCATCCGGGACAGCTATCGATCTAAATGCGACAAAGCATCCACTAGGAAAATACGACACTTTTCCGGCTGAAAAAATACCAATGATTAGAGCCCTTGCTAAAAAGTATGGCCTTAAGTGGGGCGGCGACTTTAAGAGCAGGCCGGACGATATGCATTTTGAGGTAGAGGTATCGGCTACTAAGGCTAAACAACTAATAGAAAAGTTAGGATTAAAAAATGAATAAAAAACAATTAGAAGCAGCAGCTAAATCATATGCACGAGCAGCGCTCGCATCCGTAGCA